CATGGGAATTTTCGACAGGTTTACTTCTAGTTCTTCCGCCTCTGATGCACTTTTGCAGGAGATTCAGGAGCTTTCTCAGAACAATCAAATTCTTTCTGAGTCCTACTCCGCGCTTGCTCGTGCAACCCTAGAGTTCGATGACAAGGGCTGGGCACCAATCAACCAGTTCACCGAGGCTGGTGTTCGCCTCGAGGACGTAAAGATTGTAGCCAAGCAGGCACGGAGGCAGACAGCATCCAACCCAATCCTCAAGCGCGGCGCATCACTGCGAGCTAGCTATGTGTTTGGTCGCGGCTTCAAGATGTCTCAGGCCGGCAATCCCCTTGCCCCACGGTTCCAGCGTATTATTGATGACGCCGTAAACCAACAGGTTCTCTTTAGCGAAGGTGCGTGCAAGAAGAATGAACGAGCGCTTTTTACGGACGGTAACTTTTTCGTTCGGTATGACCGTCGTAACCGGCGCTTTAGTCGTGTCCCTCTTGATGAAATAAGCGGCTGGGCCACAGACCCCGACGACCCCGAGATGATTCGGTACTACCTGCGCGAGTACTCCAAGCGCGAGCCAGTAACCGATCCTTACAACTCATATCTCGCCGAGACGGTCAAGGTCTGGTACCCACTGGACTACGTAGATAACCCAGTGTCGCAGATTAACGACATCCCAGTGGACCGCAACTTTGTCATTATCGACACCAAGGCTAACGACGAGACCGGATCGCTGTGGGGTTTGCCCGATGCGCTCCCGGCTTTGCCGTGGTCATGGGCATACTCCGAGTATCTCAAGGATGGCTCGAAGATGCTCAAGGCTCTCTCGAGCATTGCGTGGCAGGTAAAGACGAAGACCGCTAAGGGTGGGGCAAATATCTCCTCCAAGCTTTTGACCAACAGGGAAGTCGCTTCTACTGCGGTGACTGGCGCTGATATTGAGCTCAACGCCATGCCAAGGAATAACTCCGTTGATTTGGCTACCGGTCAGCCTTTGGCCGCTATGGCCGCTACGGCGATGGAAGTTTCGGTTGACGCCCTTCTTGCCGGTGCTGGTCAGCAGGGTGGTGGCGGTTCGCAGATTCTCGACCAGTCAACCATCAACTCTGCTTACGCACGCCAGGGCAACTGGGAGGACTTCTTTATGCGCGTGCTTCGCGTGATTGGCGTGCCAGACCCTAGTGTTACCTTCAATAACATTATCGTTGACCCCGCGTACCGCACCATTCAATCGCTAAGCCAAGCCTGGATGACGGGTCTATTCGACGCAGAGATTATGCAGGACGCCATGGCAGAGCAGCTGGGCATCGAGGCACCGGGTAATGTACCGAGAGGTGTTCTTGTTCCAAACAACACAAGCAGTTTCCCTAACACTGGGCGCACGCTAGGTGCCGGTAACCCAAATAACGTGGCCAGTAGCCAGGGCAACTCCGGTGCTGGAGTTGACGACCTCTCCGATGGGGACAATAATCTGAGGGACCTTCAAGATAACCCCCGATGATATCGTGGTAATATAAGAGGTATGGCCAAGCTTCTATCTGAGTCCGGTTCTGCGCCGGTAAAATCTGGGAACAATTGGCGTGCCGTTTTAATCACTCCCGGTAAGGGTTCTTCTGGTGTTTACACCGAGGAGATGCTCCGCGAGTACGGCCCGCAAGCATTCAAGAAGGGCACTCACTCTTATGTCGATCACCCTCGCGACGAAGGCGACATCCGCTCACCCAAGAATCTTATCGGTGTACTAGCGGAAGACGCTCGTTACGAAAAGGGTGTTGGCCTAGTGGCCGAGCTGTCCATCATGCCCCACTGGAAAGAGTTTGTCGAGGCCGTTGCCCCGCACACCGGCCTGTCTATCTACGCGATGGGCGAGGGTAACTACAACGACGACGGCGAAGTTGTTGTTGAATCTCTCGTTCCCCACACACAGAACTCCGTTGACCTGGTTTCATATCCTGGCCGCCCCGGATCGAAGCTTGCCGATAAACTCTACGAGGCAGCCATCTCTATGGTCGCCGAGGCATTGCCGGATAACTATCGTCCAGCAACATCGGACGACGTGCCCGAGGGTCGCGCTTGTGGCAACTGTATGTTCTTCAATGAGAACAAGGTTGACGAAGATGGCAAGGCTTACTGCGAAAAGTGGGACGCATACGCCGCTGGCGGCTCCTACTGCAACGCATGGAAAGCCAGAGAAGAATCTTCCGCCCCTATGGGCGGGGAAAAAGGTACTGCTGCTCCTACAGCCGCAGCCACCGTTATCAATACGAAAGAAGGATACTCAATTATGGAACTCAAGGAATTGAGCGACCAGCTAGCTGAGCTGCCAAACTTGGTAGCAGCTGCTGTTGCAGAAGCCCTTGCGCCTGCTGAGGAACCAGAGGAGAAGGAAGAAGTTGACGTTGCGGCTGTAGCCGAGGCTATGGTTGCCGCTGACCTTCCCGAGGTTTCCCGCAAGGCCGTGTACGAGTCACTTCGCGCCGGTGCAAACTTGAATGACGCCATCGAGAGCCAGAAGGCTTTCGTTGAGTCCGTCAAGTCGCACTTCAAGGAGGAGGCCAACGCTTCCGCTAAGGCTATCGAAGAGACCGTTATTGTTAACACCTCAGAGAAGGCCCCCCGCCTCTCTGACATTCTCAATGTAAAGGTTGGTGCCTAATGGCTCTTAACGAAGTTTACAAGGATGGCAACTCACTCAACTACGAGGTCGACGAGAACGTTGAATCTGGTGACTTTGTTTGGTTGAGCGCTGGCATCCGTGGTGTGGCCGAAACTGACGCCGAGCTTGGCGCAGACGGAGAGCACTACGCAACCATTCGCCACATTGGCGTGTTTCGCGGCACAACCGCTGACGCCGTCACCCTGGGCGCCGCTATCTACCTGGCAAGCGCCGCTACTTACGGCACCGCTTTGACCACGACCGTTGGGTCCAACAAGCTTGTTGGCTACGCGATCAAGGCCAAGGGTGCTGTTGCTGGTGACGTTTTCGTCCGGATTAACAACTAAGAATAGGTGATTGACTAATGGCTAACATTAAAGTTGTTGAGCAGGAGATCGCCCGCATTGAAGAGCGTTCGACCAAGCGTCAGATTGAGGCTGCAAAGCTTCTGACTAACGCACTGTCGGGTGACCTTCGTGCAAAGGTGATGCTTCAGGAAGGAATCTCCTCTTCGGACATTCCCACCGTCCTGGAGCCTGCTATTAACGTTATCTTCCTCGCACAGTACGCTGCGGAGCAGAACGTATGGAACCAGATTGCCGATGAGTACATCACCGACAACTTTGGCATCATTCGTTTCGGTGACTTCCAGGTTGACCCCAGCGCGCTTGTAAGCGGCACTGGTGAGGAATTCATTGAGGGTGGACTTCCCGCTGTCGGAGAGTACGAAGAGTACCCCGCAGTTCCGTTCACCACCACTCAGCTCGACAAGGACTTCGAAGGCAAAACTGGTATCCGTGCCCGTATGTCATGGGAATCCTTGCGTCGCATTGGTAACTTCGACATGATCGGACAGATGACTTCTCGTTTCGCACAGTACGCTGCGCGTCAGGAAGACATCGCTCTGGCCAAGTTGTTTGTTACCACCGCTGGCGCTGTCGGCACCGGCTTCTCGGGCAAGGGCCTTGCTGGTAACCCAGCCCTGAGCCTTACCGCCCTCGAGAACGCTATGGCATCATCGCGCGAAGACACCGTTGGTGGCAACCGCGTGGTCGCAAACAACTACAAGCTCGTCTACGGCACCTCGCTCGCGATGACCGTTCGTAACTTGTTTGCTATCTCGCAGATCGAGCGCGTTTCCGGTTCTGAGACCACAATCCTGAACCCATCGTTCATCACCAGCCCATTCAACCCAATCGAGTTCAATGCTCTCGACACGGTTTCGGGTGGACAGACTGACGCATGGTGGTTCGTGATTCCGGACCTGAACACCCGTCCGTACTTCTGGGAGGTCTTCCTCTCGGGCGCACGCACTCCTCTTATCTCCATCAAGGACAACGGACACTTCACCCTCGCCGGTGGAGAGGTCCCCGTTCGTGACGGTAGCTTCGACGAGGACGACGTTCAGACCCGTATCCGCCACGTTGTACAGGCGTACAACATCACCAAGGATGGTCTGCGCTACTCGACTGGCGCAGCAGGCTCCTAACAAAAACAAACACTTTGGCCCCTGGGAAACCGGGGGCCTTTGTGTTGTATTCTTGACCAATGGAAATAAATAAGATTCCGGCGTTCTACATAAACATGGATGCCGATGTCCATAAAAAAGAATCTACAGAATCCGTTCTAAAGATTCTTGGGTTCGAAAGCGTTACAAGAATTTCCGGCATCGAGGGCCTGGGCAAAATTGTTGGCTGCACCATGGCGCACATCAAGGCAATCGGCACCGCTCTTGAATCAACAAGTGGCCCATTCGCAATATTCGAAGATGACATCTTCATAAAAAACCCAAACACCACAATAGATGTGCCGGACAGCGCCGATGCTTTGTACGTCGGCATATCCCGCTGGGGCATTTACAATGGCACGGGGCACACACGCATATCAGTTGAGCAACACAGTAGAGATTTATATCGGATTTACAATATGCTCTCAACGCACGGCATTGTTTACTTCAATAGAGATTATGCCAAATTACTTATGAGGTCATATGACTTTCTTGTATCAGTATCCGAACCAGTAGACAAGGCGAACGCCGAGCTCGTAAAGTATTTTGAGGTTTACGGGCTCACTGATCCAATGGTGTATCAAGATGGCATAAATGAAAAAGAAACGAACTTTACATTGCCAGGTCCAAATGCCACTAATAAGTCCGGAGTGTTTGCACTAAAATAGAAGCATGGATTACGCTTGGTATATTTTAGGGAACGGTAGACGCGGATACATAGAGCGAACCATAGCTTCTTGGCTGGCAAATCTGGTAGACAAGCCTAAGTATAGTTATATCTTCGATGACTCCGGCGACCCTGAGCACGTCAAATGGCTTGTCAATAATTACGGCCAGGACTTTACGATTGTTCCCATATCCAGTGGCGTGGCCGGTCAAGCCATAGCGGTACAGAAGATATTCGACACGTTGCGCGAGCTTGACGTTGACTACTTCCTTGGAATCGAAGAAGACTGGATGCTATTCAGGCCGCTAGATGTTCAGAGCGTAATATATGAGTTATGCAATAATCCACACATTATCCAGATGCGCGTTCCCCGCACGGTGTGGCACTCCGAATACCATCGTCTTGATCTGGATGCTGGCAGCCTGTTGTTGCATCACTTAAACGATGACAAGGGGCAAGTTGCGATAAAGCGAGACCACTGGTACGAAACAAGAGGGCACTTCTACTTCTGGGCGCATAATCCATCAGTGTTTCATAGAAGAGTGCTTGACAACAAGTATCCCAACACACCAAGCCACGAGTATGATTTTGGAATACAGTTACTAAAGCTTGACAGTAGCGCTACGGTTGGATTCTGGGCGGACAATCCATACGACGCTTACATAACACACATAGGATTTAGGGATGAGCAATTGTTGAAATCTTTGCCAGGGCTGCATGGTTGGGCCAATGGCTAAAATTCTCGCCTATGTAAATCTATATCCACCATCCACTCGGGCCGGCGCTGAGTTGATGTTGCATGAAATACTTTTGTCCCTGCGCAATCTTGGGCACGAAGTTATGGTGGCGCAGCCAAATCCTCAGCACAAGGTTGTAGACGGAATACGGATTATCAAGTACTCACAGGTCTATGAGTTTGATGCGGATATTGTCTTCACGCAAAATCACGATACCAAGCACGCCATAACCCACGCCAAGTCAATCAATAAACCGATTGTTCATTTCGTTCACAATGATCAGGCCGTAAAACTCTTTAGATTAAATACAACAAATTCCGACTTAGTAGTCGCGAACTCCAAGTGGGTCTACGACGGAATAAAGATTAACAATCTAACCAAGATGATTGTCAATCCACACACGGACATTGACACTTACAAAACCGAGCGACAAGACGCGAGCAAGATTACATTTATAAATCTCATTGACATCAAGGGTGTCAATATGTTTTGGCGGGTTGCGGAAATTCTTAGCGATCGAGAGTTCCTGGCAGTGAGGGGTGGCTATGGAACTCAAATAGTCAAGAGGTTGGGCAACGTGAGCGTGGTAGAAAACACTGGCAACATGAAGTCGATTTACGCTCAGACGAAAATATTCTTTATGCCCTCAAAGTACGAAAGCTGGGGCAGGGCTGCTGTCGAGGCAATGGCATCAGGGATACCTGTCGTTGGCTCAAATGCTCGTGGCCTGGTCGAATCAGTTGGAGACGCTGGAATGCTTGCCGAGCCCGACGACGTAAACTCTTTTGTCAGATTAATAAAGTCGCTTGACGACGAGCGGACTTATCAGAAGTATTCCCAGAAGGCCGAGGCCCGTGCGTTCAATTTATCCAAAGAGTTTTCTAAACAGATTGGGGAACTGCACAACGCTATTCGATGGCTCTGCGGTAAGGCATAATATATTCTTTATGAAACGCTGACTTCAATGGCTTGATTGATAAGTACGTTGCCTTCTTTCCCTCATCTTTATAGAAGGTAATTGCAACGTTGAGCCCCATAATCAAGTAGTCGGTATATCTCAATATGCAGTGAGACAACCAGAGATCATCTATAATCCAATATTCTTCCGGTGCCTCATAAACTTCGGGGACACGCCACAGCTCAATAGGGCTCAGCAGGCCACCAGTGCCCGCGTAATCGCCTTTCCAGTCGCCCCGCAGTCTATCCCTCACCCAGTAATCCTGGTACGTCTGGAAGCCCCAGAAGGACTTTACGATACACTCGTCGAACTGTCGGTAGCATTCGTCTATTAGGTCGGGCGGAAACGTCTCGTCGTCATCCACGAGCAGCACCATATCGTAGTCGGCGTTTGCAATGTGGTCCCTGATTAGATAGAACCTGCCGTACATTTTGTATTTGTTGAAGTAGTTATATACACGGGCGCCAGGAAACGATACATCTTGCGCGCTGTTATTGCATATATACAAATCAAAATCTTGATTGCGCTGAGCGCCGAGTTCTGATATTTGCCTATCTAAATACTCTAATCTGTCGTACAATGTGAGAACAACGGCAAGTCTGGGCACACTCAAATAGTACTTCATTTTTATGATAACTTTGTAATACCAGCCCCTCCTGCTGGATTCCCCGCACCGTCGAGCCTAACCCCCCTTCCCCGGCTCCGGTGCGGGGTTCCCTTTTATGCGGTAAAATAAGAACATGGCAAACCTTGGCGTCTCTCCTGTTAACTTCAATTCCGATACCGGAAAAGTAAGAGTACTTCTAGGTGACACGGTTGCTACTAATGTTATTAGTGGCGTCGGTGAATACCTTTATTTTAGCGATGATGAAATCAACGCTTTCCTTGAAATGTATGGCGAGAACGTCAAGCTGGCTACCGCCCGTGCGATGGAGACGATTGCCTCCTCTCAGGCACTACTACTCAAGTCCTGGTCCAGCGACGACCTTACTGTCAATGGCGATCGCATTGCCGAATCGCTTCGCAAGATTGCGGCTCAGTTGCGCCAAGAGGCCCTTGCTGACGAGTCCTCAGAATACTTTAACCTGGTTGCAATGTATGTCGATAAAGATCACTACATGGACTTCGCGGAACGGGAGTACGAAGACTACACCTGGTGGAACTAATGCCGGTATCTAGTAGCTCGCCCATCGACTTCGCCAGCATTGCTATGGAAATGCGCGCCGCTGTTGCGCGCTGGTATAACGCTCAAATAGAAATCATTGATACAAACATTCGCGAGCAGGAGTGGGATGAGTTTACTAACGACTACATCTCCAACTCGGAGACCGTAATTTGGTCTGGGTCGGCCAGGGTACAGCCAATCAAAACAGAGAGATTGCCGGATATGGACATCATGCAGGGTGCCGTCCGGGGGGTTAGGATTCAAGTTCCTTATGACGCCAACCTTTCCCTTATTCGCGAGGGTATGCAAATTAGGATTACCGACGGCGGGGAAGATGTGGTTCTCGAGAACCTGATTCTTACCGTGCGATCCGCTATCAATTCCTCCTACGGATGGAACAGAACTATCGAGTGTGACGCTGATGTCAAGTCCACTGCGGATTCCGGCGGTTCATAATGGCACGGTTTATCACAATAAATATTTCCGGCCTGGAAAGAAAACTCGCCTCTGCTAAAGAAATAATTAAACAGGAATCCAAGCTAATGGCCGAGGAGCTTGCTGAATTTGGCGCAGAAAGAATGCGCGAATACATCAAGCAGAGGGGGACGAAGTTTAGCGCCGCGGCCGCGGCTGCTGGATTGAACAAGGGACCGGGAAGAATTAGAACTGGAAAGATGTACGACTCCGTAGATGCTCGAGTTTCGCTTGTCGGTTCGAATGCTTCCGGAACCAGAGTCTCTGCCGAGTTTGGTTGGATAAGAAACTTTGAGGAATACTTTGAATACCAGGAGACTGGATTCAAGAACAAATTCATTGCGGCTTATACTGGTTCGGGTAGGCTTAGAATTGTCAACGGCGGTCCCGTAATCATGCGTAACCCGTTTGGTGGCTACAAGAACACCAAGGGAATGTTTGCTCTTCGGGATTCTGGCGCTGACGCCGAATCTCAATTGCCAAGACTGACAACAAAATACAAGTCCAGAATTACCAGGAGGATTAACAAAGCATGAATGGCATAGACCTGGTGGCTATTCAGGACGAAATAGCTTTACATATTGAGACATCTTTTCCGCAGTACGAGGTCAAGGAAGACGAGGTTCTTGATGACGAATACCTCATGCGTATAGACAGAAAAACAAAACCCTTTGTAGTTATCCGTTGGAGCGGGCTAACCCGCGAGGTAGCTAACGCATCTTTTGCCGGAGTTCGACACGATGAGTACTCATCTAGATTTGACATTATTGCAGTGGCACCAGCGCCAAGAATTGCGCGCAAGGTATTGAATCTTTTTATGGACCAACTGATTGGTTGGAAGATATCAAACGGTGCGGCATTGACGCCCACGCTGGGGCAGACTGTGTTTCCGGTAACAGATAGGAACGGTTCGCCACATCTTTATTTGGGTATTGGAACACTTGGATTCCGATTCAACTCAGAGAACCCGGACTCGTATATAGGCTCTTAGTTAGTGGTAAACTGGGTCTATGGTACTTGCGCTTAATACTGTCTCCGGACAGATCGCTGACGTGTCACCCAAGACACTTCTTCACCCAAAATTCAAGGACATCTTGGTGCCCGTTGATGCGGATAAAAAGCCCTACAACCCCGTCATGTACAAACCTGGCACGGTAGAGGGCAAGGAAGAACTGCGTTCTGGATTCTTCGCGAAGAAAAAAGAGACTGACGCGCAAGAGACTACATCCAATATCGATATTGAGGAAGAGAACTAATGGCAAACGTAAGACTCTACCGTGAGAATATTACGTTCCTCCTCGCGCACCCGGAGGCATTTGCTGACCGTACCGCTCCAACTGCTGCTGAATTGAACGACTGGTTCGACGCAAGCACCAACGCAGACGGCCTGGTCTACAACATCACCTGTGCGCTCAATGAGGACGGAACCACTTTCACGCTGGGAGATTCGGACACCGACGATTCAGTTACATTCTGTGACGCCGGCAACGTTTCTACCCCCACGTTCTACAACCCCGAGGTTGTTTTCGAAGCGTTCCGCGACGCTGACGTTACTGCCGCCGGTGAGTACAACCTGGCCTTTGACCTTTTGGCTTGGCCGGACATTGAATATATTGCAATCCTCCGTGTGGGCGGACGCAGCGATACTCCATTCGCTGTGGACGACCGCGTAAAGATGGTTGGCGTTAAGACTGACTTTGGTATTGATGTTGCCGCTAGCGGCGAGAACCTTCGCATCAGCCAGTCGTTCCTTAACAACGACTTCGTGAACTGGAACTACGAGGTGACTAACTCCTAATGACTGACGTAAGAGTACCCGCAAGCGGTAACATCCGTGTATGGTGGGCATTGGAAAACGCCTTCGCTAACTACCAGGCCCCCACAGCAGCCGAGATCAACGCATCGTTGGACATCTCGGACGCTATCTCTTGGAACGATTTTGACTTCAACCTCGAGGCGAGCAATGAGCTGGATGACCCAGCCATCACCGCTATTGGTAAAGTCATTGACCGTGGTTTTACTAACTTCGGTGGATCGCTTTCCCTTTACTACCCACGCGACTTTGACGACGCATCCAGTGTTTACTCGCTGGCTTACGACGCGCTTGACGCACCACGCACTAAGGGTTACCTTGTCATCCGTATCGATGGCGAGCGCACCAACCCATTGGCCGCCAACGGTCAACTTGTGCACGTATTCAAGGTAATGACCGATGGATACGCTGAGTCTATTGTTGGTGAGGAAGCGTTCCGTTATACGGTAACCATGCTCCCCCAGGGTGACTTTGCTGTTCGCACGGTCATCGGTTCGGCCCTGACACCAGTTGTGTTGCCAGCCACCTTGGCTGTGACCGATCCTGCTGTTAGCAAGCTGAGCGCCACTCTTGGTGGACGCAACTACACCTATGGCATTCAGTGGAAGTCCAGCAACCCTGCGGTTGCTACGGTCTCCACCGCCGGTGTTGTAACTGCGCTTTCAAACGGTTCGGCTACCATTACTGGAACATGGCCAAACAACGGCAACAGCGACACTTGTGTTGTAACAGTTTCCTAACTACCTTAGGACGGGAAAGGCCCTCGCTTCGGCGGGGGTTTTTTCTTTGCTGTGATAGTATCAAGGTGTTCACAAACTAGGAGGAACATTGTCAGAAGAAGATATCCTTGAGTCGGTAGAAGCCGCCAAGGCACCCGGCACTTTTAATATTGTCCAGGTTCTACAAGAGCGTGGCTACCCCAAGACCGAGATTGATATTTACATGGACGAAGCAGCCATGTACGAACTCTCTACAATTGCAGAGGAACTCGAGGGGCTTACAGAAAAACAAAATGTTCAGCGCGAAGAGTTGACAACAAAGCGTAACGAGACCCAAGCCCGACTGGTTGCCTCCAAATATACCGTGCATCTTATGGGTATCTCCGAGGGTAAGAGGGAAGAGTTTTACCGTCAGGCAGTAAAGAAGTATCCCGTCGAGTATCAAGCACAGAGCGGTATCTCTAGTCTTATCGGTGTCGAGTCTAATAAGATTGAAAAAAACTCACCGGAACGTGACGCACTCTTTACTGACTACTTGTGGCAAGGTCATATCCAGAAGATTGTAAACCCCGATGGCGACGAGCAAACAGAGTTTGCCTACTCCACCATCCGCACGATGCGCGAATCGTTCCCGCTGAACGCAATGGTAAGAATCAATGAGGCCATTGAAAAGCTGAGGGCGTCTACGGCAATCTTCACCATGGACACTGGTGAGGATTTTTTAGCGAAGCCCTAACCTGGCCACAGAATAGGTTCATAGCGACCTACCTCAAGGCCGCGGTCGGTACGGGGCAACCACCCATTGCTGTTATTTTTAGCGACCCATCGCACAAGAAGTGGACGATGTGGGACTACCGACTACTCAAGGCGCACTATATCCTGGAGGATTGGTACAGGGATGGTATTCCACTATGGTGGGATGAGTCTGATCGTGTAACCTTTGACGCCAAAGCTCGCTTCTCTAAGTCTCGAGCGTCCATTGAGAGGGCGCAAGAGTCCGACTCGAAGAAGAAGTCAAAGTCTTACGGAAAATATTATGTAGCCGAACCGAAGGTTATTGACGGTGGAGATATGCCAACCCGAGAAGAATGGCTAGACGAACAGCATCGCAAGAACGGGATGTCCAATGTTCAGCAGCGCAACTCTGGCCCACATATACTCCAGGGCAGAAAAGCGTAATGGGGTAGAATATATATAACGCCCGCATCCTGTAAGGAATCCCTTTGGCCACCAGTGATATCAGCATTAACATATCAAGTAATGCTGACCAAATTATTGAAAGAATTGGCGAACTAACAAAGAGGCTAAAGCAGTTAGAGGCGCAGAACAAAAAAGCCGAAGGGAACGTTTCCTCTAATCGTCAGCGCATTGACAAGATTAACGAAGAGCTTGCTGCCGATAAGAAGCTTACCGCAGCCAGACAACGCAAGATTGCTAGTCTCAAGGAAGAGCGAGCGGCACTGGGGCGTTCTATTGGTGGGCAGAACGCACAGATTCAAGTTCGCCAGCGAGAGATTGATAGTCTCAAGAGAGGCATTGCTGCGACCAAAGCTTATGGCGAAGCGCTTGAAAAAATTAGCAAGCCGGCACTTAGGTACGCTCTTTATGACATCTCCAGCAGTCTTCGTCAGGTAGCCCTCGCCACTGCCGCCCTTGCCGTAGCGCCAATCGGCTTTGCCATTAAGTACGAAAGAGAATTTGCCAACGTAGTCCGCACAAGTGACTTGGCGGGGCAGGCTGCTAACGAGGCCAGGGACCAGCTTCTTGGGGCGCTTAGGGACATTAGCCAAGCAACGCCAATTTCTTGGACTGAAATCACCGACATAGCCACACTGGCCGGACAGTTGGGTATTTCTACAGAACTTGTTGCTGACTTTACTGACAACGTGGCCAAGTTCTCCGCAACCACCGACCTTACTGTGGAGGCTGCTGCAACGGCGTTCGGTAGACTTACCATGCTCATCGATGGTGCCGAGGGTCAGTTCGCCGAGTTGGGCTCCGCAATCCTCGCGGTCGGTGTTGACTCTATTGCTACAGAATCTCAGATTGTTGGCGTGGCTACGCAGATTGCCTCGATGGGTAACTTGGCTGAACTTAGCGCTGCAGATATTATTGGTCTTTCCGGATCGCTGGCCTCGCTCGGTATCGCACCGGAACTTGCGCGTGGTGTTGTAACCAGGCTCTTCTCTGATATCGGCGCTGCTGTGGCAACGGGTGGATACGAGCTCGAGGAGTTCTCTAGACTCTCGGGTAGGAGCGCAGAAGAATTTACCTCAGCGTGGGGAACTTCGCAATCAATCAATGTAATCCTAGACTTCTTTGATGGCCTGGGCCAGACCGCTGGCGACGCCGAGAGAACCCTGCGCGATCTCGGCATCACCTCCGTGCGCGACATTCCAGCGTTGCTACGTTTGGCGCAAAGCTCTGACGAGGTTCGCCGTCTTGTTGCTCTAAGCAATGATGAGTTCGATCGCGGTCAAAAGATTCAAGAGCAATACGCAATTATTGCCGGCACCACGGCAGAAGAACTTCGTAGACTTGTACAAAACTTTGAACTACTTGCCGCAACCGTGGGGCAGTCAATCCCCGGCCTTGCTCAATTGTTCGCTTCCCTCAGCAATGTTACCGCCGGAATTACAGACTTCCTTGCCACCACTCCGGGTCAAATTCTTTCCGGTGTTGCTATTGCGCTGGCCCTTGTAGTATCCGCCGCTACTGCCGCGGGAGCAATTCTTACCGCACTAATTGCTGGATTCAGCGCGCTTGTGTTTGCGTCTAGAACACTGGGTGTCGACCTTGGCCTTCTTGGCTTCAGGGCTATTTTTAGCGCCAAGGGTTTACAGTCAGCTGGACTTGGTGCGCTCACGGCCAACGCTTCTTTCATGAGGCTTGCTACGACAATAAAGTTCGGGACCCTGGCTTTCGGTGCGATTGGTGTTGCTATCGCTGTCGTGGGTGGGATTATGTCCGCCTATGGACAGCGCGTGCAGCAGGTTCAATCAGTAACGAACAGCTTGCTTTCCGACCAGGCCGGCTTATCGAAGGCTTTGCAGGCCGATGCGGATGGGTACAGCAAACTTTCCGATTCCGCAAAAGAAGCGGCCGAGGGCTATATGGTTCTCGAAAAGGCTCAAATTGGTGTTGAGAAAACAAGCAGTGACCAACCCTTTTATCTTCAGGCAATTGACGAATTAAGCAGAAGAGTTGCAGTAGCAAAAGAGAAAGAAGCAGCCGCCACTGAGCTACAAGAAGAAAAGGCCAGAAGATTACTTGATGTCCAGGGAGACTCTGTATCTACATCGGGCGATCTCGTGTCGAGCCTTGATGCCGAGGCCGAGGCGGCCAAAAAAGCCGCGGACGAGTATCTAATACTCGGAGAAAATGTTGCACTCTACTTGCGCCAGCAGGCATCGGAGAGCCCGGAAATCCAAGGGGCCCTTTCAATACCAGAAGTAAGCACGGCGTTCGTTGGCCAGTTTGATAATTTTGAAAGTTTTACCGACTTAATCATAGGAAACCCGGAAGAGGCAAGCGCTAGGCTTGATGAAGTATTTGCCGAGATTGATAAAGCAACGAATATGTACTCCTCTACTGGAGCATTCTTTAGTACACTATTCCTTCAGAACCGTGACGAAATAGATGCAATAAACGCCGCCAAGGACGCTCTCACTGGATACGTGGAGGCGGGCAATCCCGAAAGAATTCTCGAGCTCGCAAAGGCAAACGATATTCTCAACGAGGGAATGCCCCAACTTGAGGCCCAGGCGGCACTTGCTGCTGGCGAGGTAGACGGTCTAATGGAGTCATTGTTCGGCGCAGAGAATGCGGCGGGCGCCGGACGCGACGCTGTTGGAAAATTCTTCGACGAACTCGCCAATGGCGCAGACACATCGGACGTTACATCCAAAAGCTTTCAGGAAATGATTGTCGCCCTGGCGGGCAATGAATTCAGGAGCGTTCAAGACCGACTGGGAGACATGAACGCCGTACTGCAAAGGCTCAAGGACGAGGGCCAGGGAACGTCACAGATGGCACTATTGTTGACACAGGCCATGCTCCAATTGGCTGCCGCAGCAGACCTCGGAACCCTAGGAATCGAGGGAATGCCAGAGGGCCTGACAACGGTCGAGGATAAAATGGAATTCCTCATTTCTAAGGCAGAGCCTCTTGTCAACCTATTTAGTGGCATTGGCGCTGGTGCTGAAGATGCCGGAACAAAGATGGGTGGAGCTGGCGCTAGGGCGGAGACCCTTGCTGAGCAATTCGATAAGCTCACCAACTCCATGTTTGAGGCAATCAACTTGGGCAGAGACACGGAGGACGCAATCTTCGCACTGGGTGAGGCTTTCGGCGAAACCGGAAGCGAGGCTTTGTATGCCAGCGACGAGATGCAAGATGCTATCGGAGCCATCTTGGCTCAGTCGGGAAGCGCCGAACAAGGCGTTGCTAATCTTGCCGCATTATTCGTACACCTATCCAAAACGGCTGGAGGTCAGTCGGCACCATCACTACAGATTCTTCGTCAAGCAATCTCTCAGGTCGGCGCACAGTTCGGTATGACAGAGGCACAGGTGCAGCAGTTTATTAACACTGCCGGCGGTGGTCTTTCCAACATCAACCTCGACAACTTCAACCGTGGCGTACAGAACGCGCAGAAAGAAGTTCGCACGCTACTTGATTACGCATCCGACCTCGAGCAAGTCTTTAGTCGCGCGTTTGATATTAGATTTGCGGAAACAATGGCGATTGACGACATTGCCGAATCGTGGGCCGACCTGGCAGATCGGGTAGAAGATGCGCGAAAAGAAATTGAAGAGCTACAAGCTACCCAGCAAAGTCTTGGCGCAGACAGGGCAATTAAAGAATACTTCCTATCGGTTGCCGAGGCATATGGCGATACCTTAAGGGCGGCAAAGCTGCGCAACGAGATTGCCGAACTAGACCGCGAGCAGGCCGAGAACGCCAGCAGACTGGAAGAATCTCAAGCCGCTACCGGCGGCAACCTAACCGGCTCCAATCCCGCATCTATTCAGAACAGGCGCGCCCTTCTTGGCCTGGTTGGGGAATACCAAGACTACATTACGGCTCTTGCGGAATCTGGTGCGACGCAGGCCGAGCTTACAGCGGCAACGCAGCAAGCTAGACAAGAATTTATTCAGCAGGCAACCGAGCTTGGCTTCCAGGAGTCGGTTGTCCTAGAGTACGCCAAGGCGTTCGATGACGTGCAGACGGCAATAGATAAAGTTCCGCGCAACGTTACGGTAGACGCCAATGTCAACCCCGCACTCCAGGCACTTAATGAACTCAATGCTAGCCTCAATAAAAACATCGATGCCGCGAGGGCGTTAAATACAGCCCTGGGTCAGCCCAATTTCGGTGGGGGCGGTGGGGGTGGGGGTGGCGGCGGCGGTAGTGCTGCCCAAGTTGCTGAGGTGGAAAGGCAGATAAACAGGCAAAGAACTTTCATCTCGGCGCACAACTCGGACCGTGGGCTGTACGCAAGAGCGGGAAACCTTGCGGCGTGGCAGACCACTAGGGATAGACTCCAGCGAGAGCTAGAAACACTGGAGAGACAGCTCAGAAATCTCCGAGGATACTCCCGCGGCGGCTTCACCGGGCAGGGTGGGACAATGGAGCCGGCCGGCATTGTCCACAAGGGTGAGTATGTCGTTCCCAAAAAGTATGTAAACCAGTCAACCGGAATGCCAGACTCATCATTCCTGGCGCAGTTGCAGAACGGTATGCGCAGCTACAATGTCGGCGGTCCGGTTGGTTCCTCTTCGCCGGCCAGCGCGATGATAGTTGAATTGTCACCCGTTGACAGAAACCTCTTAAGGTCGGTCGGCGGCTCTGGTGATATCATTGTGTCCGTAGACTCGAGGGAGATAGCTCGCGCTGCAAACAAGGGCAACAAGTCAATCATTTCGGAAGGCGGCCGTCCGTGAGTAAGAAGCTTTGGTTCGGGATACCTGGCGTGCATATGGAATTATTGCCAGCGCCATCGATCCAATCGAGTTCCTCTAGCGCGTCCTATGTCGAAGCGATTGAGTTTGAAAATGGCGGCGGAGATATTAGAAGGTCCAATCAGTTTAGAAAAATGTTTTCGTTTCAGGTTTCTGGCACGGTTGAGGACTACGAGGGAATTAATGGTTACTCCAGATTCGCATCCGGTTTCCACGGGGACGGTCCATTCTTTTTTGTTGACCCGTATACATACGCAACTAATGTGTTGCCCCCGGCGTGGGCGACCCCGGCTTTAATCAATAAGGGCTGGAAGAACATTTCTGACATAACCCCAACTTTTGTCAACACGGCCGCTAATACCAGGTTGCAACCCGCAAAAACTGCTGTTTTTAATCTTAGTAATATTGAGCCAATTACCGGAGCCAACTCGTATTGCACTATTACAATTCCCCCCGGAAAGTTTTTGCACCTGGGGGCATCCGGATCGGCCACGGGGGCTGCGGTTGTAAGGGTTGTTCCAATACTTGCCAACAACGCAGAAGACACTGCCGTTAATCTAACCCTACTTAGCGCCACCGGCAGCGTTAGGATGAATAGAGTTTTTAGTGGCGACACTTATCAAGCAGTAAAAATATCAATGCCAACAACAGTCACACCCACTTCAGTGCTAAACCTCACGTCAATGATGGCTCAGATTACCGATAGCAACACGACACCCGCAATTAGCAACCACATCCACGGCGAGGGTCACACCGGGGTGGAGTTCGCCACCCCCGTCGTGCAGGAGTCATATGTTTATATAGACCCACCACGCAAGGCCACGGCCTTTGAGATGATGGAGGTTGGCGCTTGGCGATAAATATTCAGATATCTGGGGAGGGCGACATTGGCGACAATCAACCCGGATGGTCGGTCCAGGAGTTTGTTTCACCCGTTGAGATTGGCGGTCGCGCCGGTGGCACCGGATCGGTTACAATAAACGCGAAGGCCAAAGAAAACTCTTTGCTGCTCGTTAACAACGACGCCATCACAACGCACGATGACGGTCTGGGGGAAATTCGCGGGGTCGTGAAAACCGTTTCCGACAGTGGGCTCGTTGCTTCCATTACACACTCCACCGTTTTAGATTTACTTGACGCGGAAAGATTTATACCGCCGCTCGGTGCCGGCTCTGTTTGGTCCGCGCTTGATATGGCAAGCCAGCTAGTGGGTAGAAGTAGGGTCAACGTGGAGGCGTTCGAATGACGGCACCCGGTCCATCGGTTATTACTCAAGCGACCTTAAATTTTACTCCAGATCTTGACGGCTATTGGAGTCCCGACCCGTTCCCCAGGGTTGCCCCGTATTTATATATAACATGGAATTATCCGACTTCAGTTGGAAGCTCCGCCTTGGCCGGTGCCCAAATACAAGTTTCTACCGACCCGGCATTTTTAGTAAACACCAAAACTTATACCAACCCTACTGTTTCTAATAGCATAGGTCAATTTGGCGCCAATGGTTTTCTTATGGGCGCAACGTTTGGTACCTCGATGTTTAACGCCATTGCAAATAATAGTATTCACTATTGCCGAGTAAGAATGAGAAATGGTAACGTATTTACCCAGGGACAATTTTTTGGTACCTGGACCGAAAATACTTCTATAGGATCATACTCGCCATGGAGCGAAACTTTTGATAAGGTTGTGGGTTTAGTTCCCCCGCTACCACCAACAAGCGTTACGGTTAACTCATTCTTTGCCGGCTCTGCCCTCGTGGCCTTTACTCCAGCAACTCAAAGTTTGGCGATAAACCCCGTTAGTTCATTTAAAATTGAATATAGTAAAGACGCAACTTTTGCCACCGGAGTATCATCGGCATCCGTGGACCCAGAAGTCAATAACAGATTGTTTACCGGCTTGGATCAGGGCGAGGTTTATTACTTTAGGGTGCGTGCCGTCAACGCAGACGGCGAGGGTGCGCCATCAACGGTGGTTTCAGTTTTAATCGTATTAGAACTCTTCCCAACGGAATCAAGAATTGATAGTCCGGGAACCTACGACCCGGTATTCTACTCTCTGGCCGGACACGTAGCCGGATTTGATGTGAACGGAAAATTTGTTCCGGGCGTTGAGACAGATTTAGATTACGAGGTGAGGCTATACACGCCAACAACAAATGCGTACGAAATTATTGGTAATAATATTTATGCAAAAAACGTAACAACTGACACACTCTACTTCGTGCCAAACCCAATCAGTCCATCAATCAGCTCCCTAAACGCAATAAGGTTTAAGACTATTTTGTCCGGAGAGAACTGCTCGGTATCTTGGGTGGGCAACCCATCCTTTCCCTCCGTTTACGGCGGGAAAGATTTTAATATAACAATTGACTACGAAGACGAAACACTAACCGCTACATCGGAATACTCTCTAGATGGCACCAGGGTGCAAACAACCGAAAGCACTTCTCTGTCAACGATTGATTTGAACGAGGAGATAGCGGTAACGGTTCAATATCAAAGAGTGTCCAAAGTTAATCAGGTAACACTTGCGGTCACATACGAATATGATTTACTTGTTTCGGTTTGTCCAGTATCAGATTTTAGCGCTCCGGTTAGCGTTCTACTTCAATACGAAACGGACGCTCGGGATGCCGTTACGCAGCGGGTTCAAATTTCCGGAAACATTAGGTCGCTCTGCGTGTCCAACAACCTTAGAACACTGGGGCCCGACGAGGTTTTTGAATACGAAAGGAACCCGGAGTATGCTATTGACGGAAACTTTTCGCTGTCCGGGTCGGTCCCATCTTTAATTGGAAACGTTTGGGACTATGTCCAGGATGCGGCAACTTCGAGCAGGGCGGAAGTTAGCGTGGTTGACAATTTGCCAACTGCACGAAACATCGGGGTAAGGCTGATAGACATTACAAACATTGCGCCTCAGCCAAACATCACGCCGACGACCGCCTCGTCTGGTCAGGCTATTGATGTCTCCTATACCAACGCAAGCATTCTTTCTCAGGGCTTACTATATTATTCGCTGGAAGACAATAATAGAATCTTTACCGCAAGCTTTGGGGAAGATATTACAACAACGGTAGAAACACCAGGCTCGCCGTCATTTGTACAGCAGCCAATTCTGATTGAAGTTGAGCAATACCTGACCTATATAGAGGCCGGCAGTTTCCCTTTTAGCGTTTACGGAATTATTGACCAGACCGGCCTTCCCATCTTGCCCCAGCAGTGGGCTGACTACGAGGGACTTCTTGAGGTTTCCATAAACACGCAAATCCCAAACTCGATAAACGTTAGACTCAAGGGGCCCAGGCAGGAGATACCGGGAACGACGGCCCCCTATAGTGTTGCGTATTCTTCTGGGGAGGGGGCAGATAGTGGCGCTCTAGCAATCATTGGCTCCGGCGTTTTGTTCGACATAAAAAACGTAGAAATATTAACAGGGGCCCCCACCGATAGGGTTACAAGAGTTACCGCCACGACTATTAATAATCCATTTATTAACACGCTGGAGCAGGCTTACGATCTTGGCTCAACCGCAGCCGACATTGCGGCCGGCCCTAATGTTACTCTAACCGGGACAATCCCGGTGTCGGCAATCGAAGGATTTGGCTTCGTGGCAGGGTCTCTTATCCAATACAGAGATAATATATACAGGGTTAACGATGCCACCATTGGGAACCTTTCGGTAGAATTTTCCGCCACGGAATATGTAACTGTCGGGCAATTTGATTCGCTATGGGGCGACATCGATGTATCCGTGCACGATGATTTGTGGGGGGAAAATCAGGTTCAGGATCAGAAAATATTTCCATTCCGAGAAGTGGGCTACCCCGAAATCGGCGAACAGGGTTCTTAGAATTTTTATAACTTTGATAGAATGAATTATGCCCATAAATAGTATTCAATCGCAAGGAGACGACCAGCGCTGGAAGGCGGAGGTCGAGAAGGAATTGGCTGATCTCAAGAGAAGCCTCGGCATTCTAAGAGCGCAAGTAGATGCTAGGAGACAATAATGCCATTAACTACTCCTGACGGTATTTATTACGCAGACTCCACCGCCAAAATGTCGGCCGCTGCGATTAGCGCCGCCGAAGCTTCCTCGATACAAAACGCACTCAATACCTACCGCATCGAAATTGATGAAAGGTCGGTTGCTGCCGTGGCTCCGGGTATTATTGTTCGCTGGCCCAAGGTTACAGCGCCACCGGATAACTGGTTCCTGTGTGACGGGTCGGCGGTTTCAAGAACTGTTTATGTACAATTGTTTGCCGCAACCGGAACCTTTTACGGCGATGGCGACGGAGTCAACACATTCAATCTGCCCAACCTAACCGGCGACCCCGATTACGATTTTATTATTAAATACAGATTTTCTGACGGCCTTCGCGGCGTTGAGGGCCCCATCGGACCGGTTGGGCCAGAGGGACCGATTGCGAACGGCACCCCCCAGCAGGGTCAGGCGTCCAAGACCACCAGCGGTACAATTTCAATTGCCACTCAGGGCGTTTATCAATCCACGGGGCTGACTCTGACGCTCGATACGGCAACCGACTTGGACATGGTAGTCGGCACGGACGGATTCTCCCTGAAAAATATTTCTGGGCACGAACGAACGCTACGTTTTTACGCATCGATTGACGCTTCTGTTGGCTCTTCAAATAAAACACTGGGTATCAAACTGGCAATAGATGGCGCGCAGATAGACGCAACTGAGTGTAGGGCCGCGACCGGTCAGGCTGGCGCGGAGGCCAAGCTTGTAACATCTTGGATTATTAACGTCCCCGACGATTCGGAAGTTGCGGTTTATGTGGCCAACCACAGCGGAACCGAATCGATAACTTTGGGACGTGGTCGCATTGTAGCTTCTGCTGTAACCGGATACGGGGCGGGGGTCGTTCCGGGTGGGACTACCGGTCAAGTACTGGCAAAATCAACCGGAGACGACTACGACACCGAGTGGAGCAGCCTGACATTCGATAAGATTGTTGCCGACCCGATATATCTGGCTAACAAAACTTTACCCGCGGGGTATAATGGATTGACGGTCGGTCCGGTTACGGTTAATGACGGTGTCACCATAACAATTCCAAGCGACACAGTTTGGGTAGTTCTTTAGGAGAAACAAATGAGTACCATTAAAGTAAATACGCATCAGAATCTAAACGGCCAAAGTATTTTTAATAGCTCATCTGGCACCATGGTCATGACGGCCGGCTCCACCGATCGCGCTCCAATGCGTTTCACCGCTGGTCCGGGTCTCACTTCTCCCGTTGCCGGAAGCCTGGAGTATAACGGAAATACTTTTCTAACTACCTCTAGTTCGGTTTCGGGTAAGGCTTTCAATGATGACAGTCTTTTTTATGGACTTGACAATGATAGAACAATTGTCGCCACCGTTGTCGCTAACACTTTTTACGATATTTTTGGAGTTGGCATCAGTATGCCGGCGTCCAGTTCGTATCTTTTCGACATCTTTGTAGGGCTTAGGACCGGTGCCACGTCTCACACGGTGTCATTCGCCTTCGGTGGAACTGCTGGCATCGACAAGATTCAGTATTTTACAGACTTTTCCAACTCATTGTTTTCTACCGGTGTGGCTGCTCCCGCAGCGCCCGCGTCATCTACTAACGTAACATTCACCGGAAACCCAAACAGCGCTGCGAACGGTGTTATCAGCCCCGCCTCTACTACGGTAACTAAATCATTCAGGATTTCCGGCCTTATCGAAACCTCAACCGCCGGAACACTGCGTCCGCAAATTGCTTTTAGCGCTAACCCAACTGGAACAAATCAAGTTACGAGGCTTTCTTACACAAGATTTAATTCGTTGGGTTCCTACGCTGGCGATTTAATTTCTGGCAACTGGGCCTAATCCCCTGCCCCGGCTGGGCGCTCTGCTAAAATAGATACATGCTCTATCGTCTATCCAACCCTGCACCAGGTCAGCAGATGCGCAGCGGCTTCGGATGGCGCGTACACCCGATCAGCAAGAAGCGCACCTTTCACCGTGGTATCGACTACGGCGGCGTCTTCGATGTGCTGGTAGCTGGCGAGGGTAAAGTTGTGCACGTCTCTCCCGATTGGGCATCGCTAAGTGCGGCCGCCAAGCGCAGGCAGTCTGGTGGCAACGTCGTCATCATTCAGCACGCATCGGATTGCTATACAGCATACTTCCACGGCGCGTACAAGAGCCCGCTCAAGATTGGTCAGCGCGTCGTTCCCGGAGATGTCATCTACCGATCCGGAAGCACCGGCTTGTCCACGGGCAACCACCTACACTTCGAGGTGCGAACCAGCCAAAGTGCTGGCCACGTCGATCCTATCCCTTACCTCAACGCCAGCAACACGCCTACGGCATCACATAATACGGTCAAAGTTACGGGCCGACTTAATAACGAAACGTGGAAAGCTTGGCAAGAGGTTCTTAGGGACCATGGATACACCGGAGTTATCGACGGCAAGCCCGGACCGATGACATACCGTGCAATTCAGCAGTCGGTGGGAGCGCCCAAGACCGGCGTCCTCGATGACGCGACCCGCAAGGCCGTCCAGAAACACGTTGGCGAAAAGCCCGATGGTGTCTGGGGACCGGTCACCGTGTCGGCAATTCAGCGCACAATTAATGATGGGACAATGTGATGCTACTTAAAGACTTGCACAATCAGTTAGTACTGGTCAATCAAATCTTCACGGACATGTTCGAGTGCCTGCCCGAGTCTGGCCAAGACCTTACCTGGCCGGAAAAGCAGGCAATGGCGGCCGAGCTTTGGGGAGATTTAAGCATTGAAGAAATCTATCAAAAGATTGAAGACGGAACACTGTAATGGCAGACACCGAACCATCATTAAGGATTACATTGAAGGACGTGTACACACAGGTCCAGGAGATGAAGTCGCTACTCGAGAGACTGGCTGAGAATCTACCGACCACAACCCAAAGACTTGAAGAGCACGAACGCGATACCGCTAAGATTTTTGCCGATCACGAGGCACGAATCCGCAAGGTGGAGATGCGCGTTTGGCAAATCATGGCGGTCGCCGGCTTTGTCGCTGCGGGAATGCCAGTGATTATTAAGATGATTGGTTAGTCAAAGAACTCGGCAGGGGCCATTGTCTCCGAGCCCCACTGTAGTAGGCCCGTAACGGCATACAATGGAGTGTGGGCGGAGCGGTGTACCACGATATTCTCAAGCCCCTCTACGTCCTGTAGGTCGCTCGGTGAGGCCACCAGAACCCAGTCCCTTATTACCACCACGGAGACGTCTAGTTCGCTCGCCACGTGGGCTGTGATGGCTTCCTGGAGGGCATTGTAGGTTTTGGTGCTCACGGCTTCTTTCCCTCAATAAGAGATATTAGCCTGAAAACCTCTTCGCCCCGAATTGCGCAGTCGCATCCACCGTCATGCGACAGCCATTCCGATGCTTCTAGTTTCAATAAATCAATAATCCGCGCACGCTCAGTAGTAGTGCCAACCGTTATGCCAACCAGATAAGCGTTGTTTTCGACCTCATCGAACTCTTCGGAGGTAAAGCAGGTTTTCATAACTTCCTCATGGAGGTAGAAGTCTCTCTCTTCGAGCCACGCATCCACGTCCCGCAGTCCACACACTGGTATCTGCGGTAGTTCCCGGTGTTAGTAGCGTTCATGCCACGCGAATGAATATTGGTAGAGCCACAGTTCGTGCAGCCATCCTCCACCAGATCGTGCGCTGCGACACTAGGCATCTTAATCCAAGGCAGAAGCTTGTCGTATAGCTCCACCAGTAGGTTGACGTCCTGAATCTGGTAGCGCTTCATTTCTGCCCACGCCTTGTCGTTACCGGCCATACATTTAATCCACAGGTCGAACCCACTGTGCTCCACTTTGGCACCAACGCCAAGGGTCTGGGCCACGTAGTCCAGCTTGTTGGAGGGGAACCTGAAGTTACGCTTGACCTCGAGCATCAGGTCGATGTCTGCGGTCGGTGATGGCGGTAGCATTCCAGCCTCGAGAAACTCCCGACGAATGTGCTTGTGATCGAAGCCCTTAGAGTTCCAGCCGACGATAGCGTCAGCCTCGTCCATCAAGGCGTGCAGCTCTTTCAGCATCTCGGGCTTGCCATCGTGGTGAATTGATTTGAAGATTACTTTTTTGCTATGATTCCAGCGCGCTCCGAAACACATGACCTCAGTAGATTGAAGTATTTGTTTAAGTGAAATATTCTGTTGCCACAAGCCCCATGTATGTGCGGTAATTGGGCTTGTTTCTAGGTCGAGGTGCAGTATCTTCACAGAATCCTCCAGTAATGTTGCCCAAGTCTAACACGGTGCGGTGGTAAAATAGGGTAATGAATGAATATGAACTCGTAGATGGTGTAGCTTGTCCGGTCGATCCAATGGAGGCGCTGAATTGCGATTCATGTCAATGAGGTGTTGCGACTGCGACCCCAGGTGCAACACCTGCCCAAAAGTACAATAGAAACCCGACCAGATGCCTAGTTGGAAGCACAGACGCAGGCTAATCTACGCATCGTATATCCTCGGTGCCGGCATGGTTATCTTTGGTGCCATCACTTATCCCAGCGACACGCAGATTGGGTCGCAGATGGTCATCGGTGGCGTTGGCCTCATCACTGTAATACTTACCGCGTATACTGGGTTTGCAGCATACGAAGATACCCAGATACATAAACATAAAGGAGAAAATCCAGATGGATAAGCTCAAGCGTTTCCACGCCTATGGCACAGAACGTGCAATCAAAACGGTAGCACAGACCCTCATCGCTTTTATTACCGCGAGCTCCGCACTCAGCATCGTTGACGTTGACTTCGGTCAAGCCGTCGGCGTTGCGGCTCTAGCCGGAGTCATGTCATTACTCACCTCAGTTCTTACTTATGACAAGGAGCCAAGTAAAGAAGGGTAGGTGATCCGATACAACAGAAAAGGCCCGGGAATTAACCCGGGCCTTTTCGTTTCCCTGTTTGGCTACTCGGGGTCAACGTCTGGTGCGATAGGGACGGAGACCCAGACCGACTCTCTTTGAGTGTTTGTCGGTTTCTTTTGTCCCGCTTCCCAGCCTGCGGTGAAGATTGCCTTGTCATCGTGCTCGTATCTGTGCACGGGGTCAATCATCTTGCCGAACTGGTACTCGGTCCAAGCCTCTTCAATTTTTTTAATCATCCTTCCCACTCTCCTCCTGGCTCAATGCCCTCGGCGATACTCATGGCAACCATCTGCCGAATGGCTTCGTTCTTGGTATCTTTACAGTTGATGACTTCGCCATCTTTTTTAACGACGGCCCATCCGCTTTCGCATCCTGGCCTGTCTGGCGCAATATAGTACGGTGCCACTTTACCTCCAATATGCTTCTAGTGTTGGCATGTGGCGCAGCTTCATGGCGAAAGCAAACAGGTGCAGCAAGGCATCGTTAGCGTCCCGCCCATCTTCGTGCGACACATCTCTTCCGGTGAGCCAGAGGTCGTTCTCCTTGAGGAAAGCATCACCGACAAGGCTCTTGTCCGCTGGTGATTGCCAGTGAACAACTGATCCGAACCTGTCCATGAGTACTCCCTCAATTCGAAGCGGCTCTAGGTCTGGTGTAAATCTACCACCCCTTAGTTGAAATGTCTCGCATATAACGTCAAGGTGATAATCAATGTTGTCATACTCGCCGGGAAAGTAAGCCATGCAGTCCAGCTCGGTAATGTTCTTACCGTCTCTGGTCAGCTCGAGCCAATCAATCAGTCCCTTGGCACCGCCGGGGATGATGGCCGTATATATTACGTCCATCGCCCTCTCGTCGGTGACACGGCCAATGGCGACCCCTGTAGCTTTACCGGGGTCAATGGCCATGTAGTAGTCAACACTCATGGACGCTACACTACCAGTGCTTTAGCAAAAATAACGCGGCTAGCCATCTTGGATGCGGAAATAATTGCGATAGGTGCGGATACGGAAAGGATTACACCAGCCCATGCGCGTGGCTCCGTAAAGTCCCACTCCCAGTAATCGGCGGTGTGGAATCCATTAGCCAGCACGGCAATCGCGGCAAAGAAAATCATGCCCACTAGAGCGCCACGACTATCCTCGTTCTCTCTCGACTCGAGGATAAGGTACGCCACCAGGAACAGCAGGTACATAAGCTCGATGAAGAAGAAGAACAGGTAAGCCATCCACTCCACGGATAGGCCAACGAATACGGCCACCGAGGTGATGCCGTTGAACGATACGATGGCGGATGATATGAACGCAATCGCCACACCAATCAGCCACGCATTGAGGGTGAACGCCTGGTCCACCTGAATCTTGGGGGCTCGCTTGGCCTCCTGCTGCTCATATCTTTCTCTGCGTGCGCGATCTACTTCAGTTTCAAACAGGTTATCTTTCATTACAGTATCTCCATCTCGTGTTCTACAAACGGCACAGGTACAGCGTGGTCGTCTATCTGAACTTCCCAATAGAATCTCCCGTCGTCCTGCACAGTATCTATTACGGTGCCTCTTCTATCATGCCAGTAAGGGCTGCATTCTGCGGTATCTAAAATGCGTACCCTGCCGCCAATCACAATTCTTTTGTCCCGTCCCCGAATATCTCCTTGAGCATTCGAACCACGGTGAAAGCTCGTGAATCTTCCGTTAAACCAAGCGCCCATTCCAACGCCTCCTTCATTAACTGTTGGTTAGGATTGGGTATGTATGCGTAATCACATATCCAATCCGGTCTTTCGCGTAGTGCGATAACCCTACCTGGCGAGCCGCGTACCGCTCTTACAGGCTGAATCATAATGTCGGTATCCACTTTGGCCTTCGCTTCTTTTAGCATCGCCAGATCGTCACCTGTCGGCATTGACGGGTATATGGGCAGTGGCAATACGTTAGTCATCAAGGCTTAGTCCGTTGACCCACGAACGTCCAGCGTCTCCGCCCCAAGCATCCCAAGCGACACGACCAGGTGAAGGATATCCATCTTGGTTCGCACGGAACCCTTCAGCTTTCTTATCGACTTCATGGCGCGCAAAATAACTACGCATCTTAACCGCCACATCTCGAGAAACGTTGCCACCCCGCGCGAGCTGAGCGGCACGAGCGCGTCCCACATCCGTAAAACCTTTACCGGCTTTGCCTTCCTTGATCCACGCCAAAGCTCGTTTAGCAGCGGCTCTGGCTCCTGCCGGAATTCTATAGTTATCGTCGGCCATTCTTCTAATCCTTCTTGTTGATTGCTAACCATTTGCTGCCCGATTCTAGTACTTCTCTAATTCTACCTTGTGATGCTAGTGCACTGATTGCTTCGTGTAAATCCCTAACGCGCCACGCTTTGAAACGTCGGTTCACGAACTCGAGCTTCACCCTGTCGTCCTTACTGCGCACGAATGCTTCCACCTCGTCGCATGAACGCTCGAAGTCGCTGGCATTAATCTTCCTGGCTACAATCAGTAGGTTCTTTACCCATTCCTCGGCTGCCTCAATGGCCTTGAGTACATCGATTAGCTCGGTCTCTTTGCGCCCGTCCGATACGGCTAGCAGGGTGGCGCATTTACGGATAGTCACGCCCATGCGTACGAGAGACGGATTGATGATGTCCCAGTTGGGGTCAGACACCTTGACCAAGTTATTCAGCTTCCACTTCACTTGAGTCATCCGATCAGCGGCCTGCTTAGTGATACCAATCGAAACCCTGCCCGAGCTGACCTCACTGCGGAGTTGCCTTTTTATTTCCGCAAACTCTGCGCCCCACTGGCGAGCCATGGGCTCGAAGCCCAGGCGAATTTCGGTACCGTCAGAGTCCTCTTCGATTACCGCATCCTTGGTGAGCGTGCGTGGCTCGCCAATCGACCACATGAATCGCGCCAGGAAACCGGACTTGAACATCTCGCGGTTGAGACTGCGAGCAATCTCTTCCGGTGTGCCCATTAGGTGCATAACGAACTGTGTCTTAGCTGGCTTGGCCATTTCTTTTTTACCAACGCGCAGCATAGGTGGCACCGTGCCGTCGTATAACAGGGCCAAGTCTTCCATCATGCCGGTTGTCCACTCTTGTGTGGCCCACTGCTTGAACAGACCGTGCGCCTCGTCCTTGTTGAACAGCGATACCTTGCCGTCGCGCTCCAGCAGCTTCTCTCCTAGCGCGTTGGGGCTAGCGTTACCGCCCAAGTTGTAGCCCAAGTCCTCCGCGAACACCTCATCGAGCACCGTGCGCATCATCTTGAGTGACTGCGACTTACCGGTCGTGGTCTCGCCCAGTGTCATCGTGTACAGGTTGAGTCCCTCCGGTCCGTTCTTCCTGGGAATAAATGCCATGTCAGAGAACGCGCACGATAGTACGGTCCAGGCATTGATGCGATCGTAGGGTGGGTTCTGCTTGGCCACCTTGCGCCCAGACCAATCCATGTAGTGATCAACCCAAGTTCTATGGTGCTTCAGTGCCTCACGTTCGTCGTCTTCTAGCAGGTCAGGATTACTCTCCGTGGTGTCTAGCTCTGGCGCTTCCCTACCCTCGCCCCTCTCCCACTGGATTTCACCGTAAGCCTTGCTCGCTTCGGCGATTAGTCCCTCGATGCCCCGAGGGTCCTCTTCCTTCCACTTGCGGGATGCCGGTGCATTCCACGCAATCGAGAGAGCCTCCTCTTGAGTGATAAGTCCCTCCAGTCGGAAGAGCTCGCATAGTAATTTATACCTAGCCTCTGAGCGATTTCCATCTGGACCAACCTTCGGTTCCGCGAGCGCGAGATTGAGCGCATCTTGCGGTAGTTTCGCCAGCGCATCAGCGTAATCCGGGAGCGCTTTAGGTGTCGCAACTTGAACGCTAGTCTCTCGACCCATGATAGGTCTCTCAACCGTTTCGATGTCATCGTATGCTCCTTCTATGTCCATAATGTTGTACACAATTCCGGTGTACTCGGCGACAACGGACTCGGGGAACCCGTGGCTAGTGTTGACGGTATTCGGAAGTCTTAGAACCTTGTTGGCCGACCATCCAGATGGATCGCACCCGTCGTCCTTGTGCGCCGTAGTAATCTTGTGCGCAACTTCAGCAGCGCGCTTGGCATCGACCGGCTCATCGAGCAACCAGTAGTCATGGCCACGACCACGCGAGGTGACAACGTGGATAGAGGGCTTGAGCCTGAACTTGTCTGGTGTACACAAGTCCGAGTCCATGTAGATAGTCCTGGAACTTAGCGCATTCTCAGGAGTGCGAGCAATATTACCTTTGTCGTTTCTTTTGTCACCATAAAGTAAAGGCGAAAGGTAGACATCTTCTGTCGAATGCTGCTCTGCATACTCAATCATCTCCTTAATCTGTTTAGGATATAAAAATGTTTTATGAATGTTGACGTTGAGTTTCCCGTTTGCGGTTTTACCGCTAGCTCGACTGACGAAGGCGTTGCCGGAAGACGTACCGAGCACCTTCTCAATGAACTCTTTCACGGATAACCCTGCCTCTTTGAAGTAAGTTGCGCTGTGGTCTGGTCAGACCGCCCCATATACCATCTTGTTCGTTTGCTTCCAAAGCATACTCTAGACACAGATTCTTCAGTGGGCAGCCACCGCACAATATTTTTGTTGTTCTAATTTTTTCTCGAATCAACTTATCAGAATGATCGATAAAAAACATATCTGGTGCATTCTCGCAGGGCACCCCACCCTGTTCCCTAATGCGTTCTGTTAGTTCTTTGTATAAATCTGTTGCTCGTGTTGTGTTATACATGTTTCCCTTCCGCTGGCCACCTTGGACTCGAACCAAGAACCTACCGCTTAACAGGCGGTTGCTCTGCCATTGAGCTAGTGGCCAAACCCTATCGGGC